GGTGCTGCCGCTGCCGGTGATGTCGGCGTGGCGCACGATCCAGGTGGTTTCGTCCCAGCACATGGCGCGGGGATCGGGGCGGTGCAGAATGCCGCCCGCCCGGACGAAGGCGAGGGCGCGCCCGAAGGCGGGCAGTGGCAAAATGGTGCGGGCCAAGGCTTCAGGGTCAACCGTCATGCCGCGACCTCGCCGCCAAGAGCGATGCGGACCCAGCTGTCGATCGCGGCATCTTCGAACCAGCCGCTGGTCTGGATGCCATGCAGGCTGAGGGTCACTATCGAGCGCCCCGGTGGCAGGTCGGTGGGCACATTGTAGTGGCCACCTGTCTCGATCACCGCATTGGCGAAACTGTCGCGGCGCTCTGCTGCGGGGAGGGCCTGCAGGGTGCGGGCGAATGTCTTGATGGGGCAATCTGGGGTCATGCTGGACAGCCTTTCAAAAAGCGCGCGGGCGGTGGGCAATTTGGAGGATTGAACCGCCCGCGCATGATCCGCACCGCAAGACGGGTGCGAAACCTCGGGGAGAGCCACGGCGCGCAATCCTCCAGCGCGCACCGGCTATTCGGTTGGGTCCAAGGGCGGTGCCCTTGGGATCTGGCCCGCATGGGCGCGGGATCGGTGTTGGAATGGACAGCCATTGCGGGCACGCCTTGCGTTACGCCGCATGGGTGCCGCGGGGCGTGATGTTCTGCTCGGCCATGTAGCGACGGACTTTTTGTCCGGTGCGGGCCAGCACCTGCTCGGTGGGTTCCGGGGTTGGGGCTGGTCGTTCGACCAGATGCGCGGCCTGCAGGCGGGCCGGGTCAAAGGCCTGTCCACGCGCGGCTTTCATCGTTGCCCAGGCGGTTGTGAACAGCTGAGGAGTGTCGAGGTGATCCTCAGGTGATCCCGCGATCTGCCGGGCGTGATGCAGCATGTTTGTCGGTTGGTCTTGCATTCAATCCTCCATCGGTTGATGGGAACATCTCTACAGTACGCAAATTGCGTAGGTCAATATAAAAACTACGCATATTGCGAATTTCAATCGGAGATGGCAGTATCAAATTTGTACTTACAGCTTGTCCAGGCACCAGAATCTGAGCCGTGAAGTAAGGCTTTGTTTCTCGTTTGTTCTTACCGATTGAGATTGTTTGAATATATCTCTCTGGAGGAGAAAAATGAATGATATTGCAAGGTTGAGGTTACTAAAGGAAGCGCGAAACTTGTCCGGGCTTTCCTTAGATTTTTGGGTAGACTTGACTGAGGGCTTGGATCAGAGAGCCTTAGAGATCCTAGTGGGCAAATCATCAATCTTCCCGAAGTACATGAACTCCAGGGGCAAGCCATAGCGCTTCCGCAGTTTTTTTGCAGCGGTGAGTGAAAGCTCTCGCTTCGCGTTTTCAAATGGCCCGTACGTTTGCTCGGTCAGGCCGGCGCTCTCCGCGAAATCCTTTTTCGATAGGTCAAGGATTTCGCGCACTCTCTTCAGGCGCGCGGCCACAGCTTCAATATCATCTTCGCGTTCTTCAAGCATGTCATCAATCTATCGGTTTTGATTAGGTGCGGCACTGAGCAAATTGCGTATTTACAAACTACGCAAAGTGCGTAGTTTGGGCGAACCCAAGCGGAGGTTGCACGTGACAGTTTCAGAATTTCTCGATGGCGTTGGACGTAGTCGCTTTCAGTTTGACACTGGGTTTTCGGGGCAACTTGTGAGCCGAGCGAAGAAGGAAGGCGTGTTTCCTTCTCACTGGTTTTGGGCGGTGCGAGACTTTTGCAAAAACTATGGATTCGATGTTCCGGAACATCTTTTCCGTGGCCATCCGGAATCTAATTCGAACGGTCCCGCATGAGCCGTCCGCGTCTGACCCTGATTGTGAACAATGATGTGCCATGCGACCAGCCTGGCACGTCTATCCCGGCAGCGTCTTGGTCAAATCAGTTTGACCCCTACGCTCTGAAGGTCAGTGCTGCTGACCTTTGGTCGGGCTACTTTCGCGCGCGGTTTCACAGCCCGCGCGAGGTGGCGCTGTTTTGTGATGTGTCATTTCAAACCGCCCTGAACTGGTGGGGCGCGGTCACTGCGCCCACCAGCCATATCGCGCTCTTGATGGTGCTGACGGATCCGGACCTGCCGACCTTCTTTCATGAACAACTGGCGAGGGCGGCGTGATGGCGCAGAGATCACCGCGCATCGAACGGATTGCCTATCAGATCTGGTGGCTGATCCAGGACAGCGCCGGGGAATGCACGCTGCAGGACATGGCGGAGTTTACCGGGACCTCGGTCCAGTGCTGCTTGCAGATCTGCCGGTATCGCGGCTGGAACGGGCGCTATCGCAAGATGTCGCGCAGCTGCTCTGCCGACGCCCGGTCGGACCTGGCCGAACCGTTGGACGGCGCGCTGTTGCGGTTGTTCGGGGAGGCGGCATGACCTTGCAACCTGCTCATCTGCGGCCTGTCGATTCCGTTGACTTGCCGACATATCCCATTTCCGCGTCGGATCGCCTCGATTCCCACTTTTTCCTGCAATGGAACCTGAAACGCTGGCGCGGCAGCGAATTCCGGAGGCATGGGTATGCCGATCCAGAGGTCGGCTGGTTTGGGCGCGAGCTGTTCGAAATCTCGCAGGACGAAACACCCGTTGGAACTTTGCCTGGCGATGACGAGGCCTTGGCGTTTCTGCTGCGGATGCCGATCGTCCGGTGGAAGGAATTGAAAGCCCGCGAGGTGAACCCGCTGCATGGCTGGCGTCCGGTCCTGTGTGACAATGGGCAGACCAGGCTGGCGCACCCGGTGGTCACAGAAGTGGCGCTCGCCGCCCTTGGCTCAAAGAAGCGGAACGATTCAAAGAACGCTGACGATCGTATGCGCAAACGTTTGGGGACCATTGTCGGACACCTGACCAACAGTCTGACGGGTGGTGCGCGTATGGCCCAAAGCGATGAGGTCGTGAACCAGATCAGCGACTGGATTGAACAGAGCTATCCCGGCGGCAGCGCAACACTGAAGCGCGTGAAAGAAGCCGTGAACGACCTGTCGTCGCGGCACTGATTTCTTCCCAAAAACTTCCGCCGGAAGAAACAGAAATTTCCAGAACCGGTTTTTGGAAGATTTCATTTTTTTCAAAAACTGCGCGGCTGAAAGGAAAGGAGAAGAAATCAAATGAAAGGAAACCTTCCGACAGGTGGCAGTTTTTGACGGTGTCGCCTGTGGATAACTTCGAAATGCTGAGAAGAGGTGCAGAGATGGATGCAAGGGCACAGGCAGAGGGCGAACGGCGGGTCATGCGGTTGCTGGTTGAACCGCTGAAGGCGCGCGGGCTTGCCAGGCCGAAGGGCTTCACCAAGGTCAAAGACTTTGACCTGATGGTGGAAAAGACGCTTTGCCCGAAGTTGGCTTATATGACCGCGCTGAACCTCGCGGCGCTTGAAGAGCAGATCGCGGCGAACCCGGCGGGTGCGGGTCGGGACCAGATGCCGATCCCGAATGAGATCCTGAGAGCGGCGGCGGGCATACAGGAGCCGGAGCCGACTGCGTCGCCCTTGATGCTGGCGGTGTTTGCGGCACCAATTGGGCGTGAAGCGATCGCGAACGATTGGGGGCCAGAGCTGCTGCGCTATTTGAAGCGGCACCGCAAATGGCCGCGAGATCGTGTGCCAACTGAGATCCAGCGCGAGGCGGCGGAGGCCCGTGAACGGCTGTCCTTTATTCAGGACCGTGAAGCCCGTGGGCTGGGGGTCGTACAGAGAGACCTGGAGTGGCGCGCGATGCGCGAGGCGGCAGCGGTGAAGTGCAAAGCGATCGCGGCGCAAAGCGCTGAGGTGGCCCAGTGAGCGTTGTGGTGGTTGCGCCCAATGGCACGGCGCGCCTGGTTGAAGAGGCAAAGCGGATCAAGCAAATCAAGGCGCGCGGACATGTGCCACCCGCCTGCGGGGATGGCATCGGTGAGGCCCCGGCGCGCCCGGCGTTCCGTCTGTTTGAGCCGCAACAGTTCTATCCTGATGGCGCGGGATCGGCGGTCAAACCTGCAGGTTATCGCGGTCGCAAGGCGATGCGGATGCTCGATGCCTTCGACAAGATGGAGGCGCAGGCCCGTAAGTCCCTGTTTGAGGGGTACCAGAAAGAGGTCGGTAGAGCCTATGGCGTGCTGTTTGAAAAACTGGATGCGGCAGGCGTGCGCTGTTCTTCGGTGGAGGTGTTGTCACAGGCTTCGGGTGGTGGCGGTGGCGAATACATCGACGCGCTTCTGGCGGATCGGCGCAGGCTGGATGAGATGCAGCGGCGCATCGGCTCCGGCGCGGCGCTGGCGGTCCGCAGGATCAGACCATCGGCGCGCAACAAGGTTGGGCTGATCAGTGATCGCGCGCTGGTGGATATGGTTTGCGTGCAAGGCCTGACGCTCACGGAGGCACTTAGGCGGTCGGGCTGGGCGGCGGAAGGGCAGCGCCCAAATGGAAAACACGTCAAGGCGCTGCGGTGCGCGTTGCTTGAATCGCTTGATCGAATGGCAGGTGGGAACGTCAAAAATAGGGTTCAGTCGCACCACAGCGGGGCTATGCCGGTGGTAGACGCAAGCCAGTGGAGCGGCACCCGAAAGAAAGGGGATTGACCTTAGGTCGCCCAACTGGCAATGACTTGTCATCATCACGAACTGCGCCCACGGGAAACCGGCGGGCGTTTTTGCGTTCCGGGGGTCTGCGATGACAGCGCGCAGCGAATACCACCATCTTTACAACAAATCGGCATGGCGGCGGCAGTTGCGCCCGCAGCATCTGGCGCGGGAGCCTTTGTGCAGGGCGTGCCTGCGGCGGGGGATCATCAATGATGGATCTTTGACCGCTGCCGGAGAGGATCAGGCCAATGCCAGGCGGCGGTTTCTGGTGGTGGATCATGTGATCCCGCACCGGGGTGATCTGGGCCTGTTTCTGGATCCGGCGAACCTGCAAACGCTTTGCCCGGATGATCACGACCAGAACAAGCAACGGCTTGAGGCGCGCGGCTACTCGCAAGAGCGGGGCGCGGATGGCTGGCCGATCGATCCGCAGCACCCGGCGAACCGATAGGCCGGGGGGAGGGTCTGAAGGAAATCCGGTTTTGGTGGAAACCGGAGGGAGACCCTTTTTCTGCGCAAAGTCGAAATTGGATAGAAAAAGCCACATCAACATGGGGGCATGGGGGTCATGAGAGGTCGCAAGCCAGCAGAGGAAAAAGTGGTCCCGCTCACCGAAGACGGCGGGTCTCTGCACAATCTTGAAGAGCGGGCAAAGGCGCGGCTTGAGGAGATCCGGCCCGAGGGGCTGACGGGTCAGTTGCGCTGGACCTTTGATCGGATGGCCTTGCCGCTGTGTCACCCGACCGTGGATCGGCTGAACCGGACGAACGCTTTCATGTTCAAACAGCTCTGCAAGGCGGTGCTGCGTTTTGAGCGCCTGGAGCTGGAGCTGGAAGAGCTGACGGAGATCTATGAGAGCGAGACCCGCAACGGCAAGCAGATCAAATCCAGACCGGAGGTGGCGCAGTATAACGAGACCTTCCGGCAGATCCGCAGCCTTGCCAATGATTTTGGGATGACGCCTGCGGCAGAGCGCGGCCTGTCTGGCGGCGGTCAGATGGGGTTCAACTTCACGGATCCGAACGGCCCGGAAGGCTATCTGACGTGAGCGCGGGGTCTGACCGGGCAACTTACGAGGATGATCCGGTGACCGCCTGGGCGCAGGATGTGGCGGCGGGGGACATTGTGGCGGGGCCTTATGTGCGGGCGGCAGCGGCGCGTCATCTGCGCGATCTGATCGAGGGGCCGGCGCGCGGCCTGAACTGGGACCTGGCGGCGGCGCAGCGGGCGATCCGGTTTTTTCCGGATGTGCTGCGGCTGAACGGCGGGCAGTTTGAGGGCCGGCCGTTCAGACTGCATCCCAGCCAGGCGTTCCGCATTGGGTCGATCTTTGGCTGGAAGAAGTTCAGCGCCACGCATAGGGCCTGGTTGCGTCGGTTCACGCGGTTTTATGATGAGGAAGGCAAGGGCAATGGCAAATCACCGATGCTGGGCGGCATCGGGCTTTATATGATGGTGGCTGACAATGAGCCGCGCGCGGAGATCTACGCGGCGGCGGCGAAAAAGGACCAGGCGGGCATTTTGTTCCAGGACGCGGTGGCGATGGTCGATCAGTCCCCGGTTCTGAAACGCAAGGTGAAGCAACTCGGGGAAAACCCGGTCTGGCAGATGACCTACACCGGGCGCAGCGGGGACAAGCGCAAGTTCAAGCCGCTGTCGGCGGAAAAGGCGCAGTCCGGCCCGCGCCCGCATTGCGCGCTGACCGATGAGGTGCATGAGCATCCAAACCGGGATGTGATCGACATGCTGGAACGCGGCTTCAAGTTCCGCAAACAACCGCTGTTGTGCATGGCGACCAACTCGGGCACCGACAAGAAATCGATCTGCTGGGAAGAGCATCAGCACGGGGTCAATGTGGTGACCGGGGTGCAGGAGGATGACAGTACCTTCGCCTTCATCTGCGCGCTGGATGACGGCGACGATTGGGAGACGGATCCCAGCTGCTGGATCAAGGTGAACCCGCTGTTGGGGGTGACGATCGAAGAGGACTATCTGCACAATGTCGTCAAGCAAGCCCGGATGATGCCGGGCAAGCGCAACGGCATTGCGCGGCTGCACTTCTGCCAGTGGACGCAATCCGTGCGGGCGGCGATCCGGCGCGAGGCCTGGGTGGCCTGCCACGGGGCGGTGGACCCGGAGGAGCTGACGCGGCAGGGCTATCCGTGTTTTGGCGGTCTGGATCTCAGCCAGGTGCGGGATTTTACCGCGCTGACGCTGACCTGGGTGCTGGACGCGACCAAGGATGGCGAACAGCTGGTGTCGAAAACATGGTTCTGGACGCCGCAGGAGACGCTGCTGGAGCGATCGGGGCGGGATCAGGCGCCCTATGATCTGTGGGCCAGCCAGGGCCATATCGAGGCGGTTCCGGGTGAGCGGTTGAAATACCCCTGGCTGGCGGATGCGCTGGCGGATCTGAACTCCCGCTATCAGCCGGAGGTCATTGCCTGCGACCAGTATGGGCTGGAGCGGCTGAAGGACAGTCTGACGGAAAAGGGGCTGGTGCTGCCGACCGAGGTGCATCCGCAGGGGTTCCAGAAGCGGGTGTTGGACAAGGTGCCGGATCCGACCAATCCAGGCGAAGAGATCGAGATCTATCTGTGGATGCCGGATTCCATCAACAAGCTGGAAAACGCGATCTATGACGGGCGGCTGACCGTCGCGAAGAACCCGCTGCTGGACAGTATGGCGGCCTCGGTGACCTACGCGGAGAACCGCACCGGGCACCGGATGTTTGACAAGGAAAAGGCCCATGGCCGCATTGACGGCATGGTGTCGCTGGCGATGTCGGCGGGCATGGCGCTGTGCCGTGAGCGCGGGGGCCGGGAGCAATCGCCCTGGGTGGATGGCAGCTATTCGATGGAGGACGCACTGTGGGATTGAAATCGCTGTTTCGGCGCGAGGTCAGGGTTGGCGATGCGACGGCAGAAGCGCGGGCGCAGGTGGTTGCGGACAGCGGCATGGCCTCGATCACAGAGGTGCTGTCGGGTGAGATGCCGGAAGGCGTCACCATGAAAGAAGCCATGTCGCTGCCTGCGGTTTGGGATGCGATCAACTTTTTGTCGGCGGCAATGGCGGGTCTGCCGATCGAGGTCTTCGAGAAGACGGGCACGGCGGGCGGCGACAGGCGGGTGACGGGCGGGGTTGCGGATGTACTGGCCGAGGCGGTCAATGACAGCACCACATCGTTCAGTTGGCGGGAGACGTTCTTCTCCCAGGTCTTCGGGCCGGGACGGGCCTACACCTATATCGAGCGCAACCGGCAGGGGCGGGCGATCAACCTCTTTCCGATGGAGCATGACCGCACCTCGGTGCGCAAGGTGCGGGGGCGGTTGCTTTATGACTATCTGGAGCCATCGGGGACGGTCAAAACCTATGAGGGCAAAGACGTCATCGACCTTGCCTATCTGCTGCGCCCGGATCATGTGACCTACCACAATCCGGTGATGACCTGCGCCAGTGCAATCCGGCAGGGTCTGAACGCGAACCGCTATGCGCTGACGGTGTTTGGCAAGAACGGCGTGCCGCCCTATGTGCTGAAGGGTCCGTTCAGTGCGGCCAAGGAAATGATGCGGGCGGCGGCGGATCTGATGAAGGTGACGCGGCGGGCTGCGGAAGAGGGCAAGCCGGTGCTGCCACTGCCCTCCGGGCACGATCTGGTGCGTCTCGGGGATGATCCCGAAAAGATGCAACTGACGCCGGTGCAGGTTTTTGCGGTGGGGCAGGTGGCGCGGATTTATCAGTTGCCGCCGGTGTTCCTGCAGGAGCTGAGCAAGGGCAATTACAACAATATCGAGCATCAGGATTTGCACCTGGTCAAACATACGCTGCGGCGTTGGGTGGAAAAGTTTGAACAGGAACTGACGCTGAAGATCTTCGGGCGCGGGGCCAGGCGATATGTGAAGCTCGATCTTGATGGCATCACCAGGGGCGACTTCAAAACCCGGATCGAGGCCATTGTGCGGGCGGTGCAAAACTCCCTTCTGACCCCAAACGAGGGCCGGGAAATGATGAAGAAGCCCCCGCTGCCGGGCGGTGACACCTTGTTTATCCAGGGGGCCACGGTGCCGCTGGCGCTGGCCGGGAAGGCCTTTGCCAGGGGGGCGGCGGATCTCGCTGCCGATGAGGAAGCCGCGCCGGAAGAAGGTGCTGACGCGGACCAGGAACCCAACACAGACTGAAGGAGGCCGCGATGAGCGACCAGACCCGCGAGGTGCGATATTGCGCCGTCGCGCCCATTGAGCTGCGCGAGGCCGAGGGCAACCTGATCCATGTCACCGGCTATGCGGCGACCTTTGGCGAGGCCACTGAAATTGGTCCGCTGGATCGCTGGGGCTGGGTTGAGGTGATTGAAGAGGGTGCCTTCAGCGAGGCGCTGGCGCGGGGCGATGACGTTTCCTTTCTGATCAACCATAGCGGCCTGCCGCTGGCGCGGAACACCTCGGGCACGCTGGAGCTCACGCAGGATCAGCGCGGCTTGCGGATCGACACGGCGCTGGACCCGTCCGATCCGGATGTGCAGCGGATCCTGCCCAAGATGAAGCGCGGGGACCTGTCGAAGATGAGCTTCGCCTTCCTGTCGGAGAAGGAGACCTGGGACGAAACCGGCGATCACCCGGTTCGGACCATTCAATCGGTGCAGTTGTTTGACGTCTCGATTGTGACGGACCCGGCTTATGAGGGCACCGAAATCGGGTTGCGGTCGAAGGCTGCAGCGCTTGGCGGCGGGGGTGATCTGTACTGCCGCCGAATGCAGATGCGCGGGCGTCTGTCTGGCCTGAACTGACAGGCCTGACCTGATCTGGCCTGAACTGACAGGCCCTTGCCCGTCACTCCCCGCGCCTTGGGCAAGCGCAATTCAAAACACTGAAGGAAAGACGATGACCAAGATCAAAGAGCTGCGCGACAAGGCCAAAAAGGTTCTGGAAGACGCAACCGCGCTGCGCGATGGCGTGACCGAAAAAACGCCGAAAGAAGAGGCGCGGGCGGCGAATGACACATTCGACGCGATGATGGATCACTATGATGATCTGGTCAAAGAGGCTGACCGCGAAGAGCGGGCCTGTAAGGCGAGACAGGACGCCGAGCAGCGCCGGGACGCGCAGGAGCGCGAAGAGCGTGAGGCGCGGCGTCCCGGCCAGGACAGCATCAGCCCGGCGGGCGGCGGGGTGAATGTCAGCGACGAATACCGCGAAGCCTTCCGCCAGTACCTTGCGACCGGGGCGGATCAGTCTGAAATGGACAAGGAAGCGCGGGATGCTTTGCGGGCGGGCTACCGGGAACACCGTGGCCAGGCGACGGGCACCGGTGCGGCTGGCGGCTTTCTGGTGCCGACCACGCTGGCCAGTGCGATCAATATCGCCGCCGCCGCCCATGGCCCGATGATGGACGCCAATGTTGCGACGGAAATCAACATGGCCAATGGCGCGCCCTTTGATCTGCCCAAGGTGGATGACACGGAGGAGGAGGCCAATCCCCATACCGAAGGCGAGGAGGGCGCGGACGACAACAGCGGCGATATCGTTTTGGCCAAGACCTCGCTTCTGGCCTACACGCTGGTGACGCCCTGGATCCGGTGGTCGTTTGAGCTGGCGCAGGATGCGTCCTTTGGGTTTGAGGCCCTGCTGGCCAAGCTGATCGGGGAGCGTATTGGGCGCACCGGAAACAAATGGCTGACGGTTGGCACCGGTGTGGAACAGCCGCTGGGCTTTGTGACCGGCGCGCCGGTTGGTCATGTGGCAGCCGCTTCTGTCGCGCTAACCTTTGACGAGATCATGGATCTGGAACATTCGGTTGATCCGGCCTATCGCGGAGGCCCGAAGGTGCGCTTCCAGATGCATGATCAGACCGTCAAGGCGCTTCGCAAGCTGAAAGATACCAATGGGCGCTACATCTGGTCGGATGGCGATGTGACCAGGGGGGTGCCGGCCACGCTGAACAGCAAGCCGGTGTCGTTCAACCAGGCGATGGCGCAGATCGGTGCCAGCGCCAAGCCGATCGCCTTTGGGGACTTCTCTGAATATTACGTGCGCAAGGTCGGCAACCCGCTGATCGGCGTGGCGCGAGAGAAGTTCTTTCCGAACCTCGGCATTATGGGCGTGCACCGGGTTGACGGTGCGCCTGCCCAGACCAAGGCCATCAAGACCCTGCAAATGGCTGCGTGATCCGGCCCCTTTGGCGGCCCCGAGGGGGGCCGCTTTTTTGTAACCTTCCGAGGAAAATCCCATGAAGATCAAAATGACCACCAGCTGTTCCGGTCCGTTTGGCAGTTTTGTCGTTGGCGAGATCCGGACGGTGCCTGATGCGCTTGGGGCGGACCTGGTGCGGGCGCAATATGCTGACGTGATGGATGCGGATGCGCAGCTGCCGCTGGCCGCCTCCGCGCCGCAAGCGCCGAAACCTGCGGCAAAGGGCAAATAGCGCCCCGCGCGCCCCTCATCAAGGATCTGACACATGGCCCTGACCCTGATTCCCCCGCCGGTCTCGACACCGGTGGATCTGGCGCAGTTGCGCGCCCATCTTCGCCTGGAAGAGGGGGATGACACCGAATACCTGCAGCATTGCCTGGATGTCGCCATTGCGCAGTTTGATGGGGATGACGGCGAGTTGGGGCGGGCGCTGATTGCCCAGAGCTGGCGCGAGAGTTTCCCTTGGGTTCCGGCGGCTGGCGGATCTGTCGAGCTGTCTTTGTCGCCGGTTTCCAGCGTGTTGAAGGTCGAGGTGTTCAATCTGGCCGGGGACTGGGACGAGGTGCCTGGGTCGGCGGTGGAGCTGTTTGAGGTTGGGGGGCGGTCTTATGTCTCTGCCGCCGCCTGGCCGCGTCCCGGCAGGCAGCGCGCGCCGTTGCGCATCGAGTATGTTGCGGGCTATGGCGCTGCGGCCTCTGCGGTGCCGCGACCGATCGGACATGCGATCCTTCTCTTTGCGGCGCATCTCTACAAAGCGCGCGAACCGGTTGTCTTTGACGCAAAGCCGGTGGAGGTGCCGCTGTCGATCTCCCGGCTGGTGGCGAACTACAAGACGTGGTGGCGCTGATGCGAATTGCGGCGCGCGACCGGAAAATCATCCTCCTGCAGGCGGTGACCGAAGAAAACGAGGCCGGAGAAGTGATCCCAGCGTCGTGGGAGATTTATGCCCGCCCCTGGGCGGCCTATCAGCCTGTCAGTGATGGCGAGCGGTTGCGGGCGGCGGCGGTGGAGCAAAAGGCGGATGCGCGTTTCCAGGTGCTTTGGATGCCCCGGCTGGCGGCGGTCAATGGGGCCTTCCGCCTGCGGTTTGACGGCGGGGATTGGCGCATCACGGGCGTGAAGGAAATCGGCTTTCGCGAGGGGTTGGAAATCACCGCCTGGCGGCTGGGGAAGGGGGCGTCCTGATGTCAGTGAAGATGCGGATCGAGGGGGCGGGCGATATTGAGCGCGCACTGGGGGAGCTGGCGCGGGGCACGGCGAAGGGTGTGATGCGCCGGTCGATGAAGAAAAGCCTGACGCCGGTGGCGCAGGCGGCTGAGGCGCTGTCGCCATTTACGGTTGCGGTGACCAGCAAGCTGACGGCGCGCCAGCAGCGGGACGCGCGCCGGGACCGGGGCCGCAGCAAGGTGGTGCTCTATGTGGGACCGGTGACGCGGGACGGTGACGGTGCGCCCCATGCGCATCTTTATGAGTTTGGCACCGGGGTTCGGGTGCAGTCCAGCACAGGCCGGGTGACAGGATCGATGATGGCGCGGCCCTTTCTGCGACCGGCCTGGGACGCGGGCAAAGCGGTGATGCTGGCGACGCTGAAGCGCGAGGTCTGGGCGGAGATCGAAAAGACGGTGGAGCGCGCGCGCCGGAAAGCGGCGAGGGCGTCAGGATGAGCATGGAAGGCGAGCTGAAGGATCTGCTGAAGGGGCTGGGGCATCCGGTTGTCTGGGGCGTTTTTGACAAGGAGGTGGGCTATCCGCGGATGACGCTGCAGCGGATCTCCAATCTGACCGATTACTCGCTGAAAGGCCGCTCCGATGTGGAGACGGCGCGGGTGCAGGTGACTGTCGCCGCCCAGACCTACGGCGCGCTTTTGGAGCTGGCGCCTTTGGTCTCCCAAACACTCTGCGATTATCGCGGCGGGTCGGTGATCCGCATCAAGGAACTTTCCCGGCGGGACTCTGTGGTGGAGACCGGCGGCGAGGTGATCCGGCTGCAAATGCTGGATATGCAGGTGCGCTACCGCGCCTGAAGCGACCGGGGGACCGGTCATTTTCCAAACATATGAAAGGACTTGAGCCATGGCAGAGCATGTCATTGCAGGCGATCTGGTGGACCTTGAATGGTCGCCGGATGGTGAAGAGGCGACCTATGAGATCATTCCGGGGTGCAAGACCGTGGGCATTCCGGAGGAAAACCCGGAATACCGCGATCGCACTTCGCTCGACAGCCCTGGGCGGGCAAAGGAATGGGGCGTCGGTCTGACGGACACCAGCGAGGTGACCTTGAGCTGTTTTTACTCGGCGGATCTTTATGAGGCGGCAGCGGCCTATAAGGCGGCGCGCGCGCCGGTGTTCTTCCGGGTCAAACTGCCTGCGGTGGAGGGCGCTGCGACGGGGGATGTCTTTACCTACAAGGCGTTTGTGAACCCCTCGATCCCCTCGACCGATCAGGACGGCGATCTGATGACGGATCTCAAATTGCGGCCCACGGGGCTGATCGACTGGGAGAGAGGGGCGAACGCATGATTCCTGCAGCAACTTTGAAACTGGGCAAGACGACCCATAAACTGCGCCTGACCACGGGTGCGCTGATGCGGTTTGAGGAAGACAACGGCGGTCAGGCCTTTGATGTGCTGCTGGACCGGCTGATCACCGGGCAGGGCGGCGCGCGGCTGTTGGTCTCGGCGCTGTCGGCGGGACTGGCGGATGGCGCGGGCGTGTCGCGCGACGAGGCGGTGGCGGTGATCGACCAGGCTGGCGGCGTGCGCCAGGTGGTGGGCTTTGTCGCGGAGGCCATCGGCAAGGCCTTTCCTGATCCCGCGAAGGACGCCGACCAGGACAGGGAAGACGGCGCGGACGGCGCGGGAAAGGCCAGCCCCCCGGTCAAGGACGTGGCGGGGGCGTAGACTGGTCGGCGCTTCTGGCGGCGTGGTGCGAACTTGGGTTGGACCACGCCGAGTTCTACGGCCTCACCTTGCGCGAATACGACCTGATCACGCGCGCAAAGATCCGGGCGCAAGCGGCCAGGATCGAGGCGCGCCGGGTGCTGAACCAGGAGCTGGGCGTGCTGGTCAGCCATGCCTTCCACAGTCCCAAATCCATGCCGGACTTCACCAAGGCTGCCGCCCGCAAAGGCCGCAGCATCTGCGAGGCGGCGCAGGGCGTGGAACAACTGCGCGCGGGCCTGATGGGGCTGCACTTTCAAAGCAAAAAGGGGACTTAGATGTCTGCAGTTATTGGCGCGCTGCGCGGCGTGCTGTCGATGGATTCGGCGGCCTTTGAGACCGGCGCGAAGCGCGCCAAGGCCACCATGGGCACGGTGGAGCGGCGCATGGGGGTGCTGGCCAGCAAGATGGAAGGGGCCGGGCGTCGGATGGCGCTCGGCCTCACCCTGCCGATGGCGGGGGCGGCGACGATTGCGGTGCGCGCCAGCCTGAAGATCATCGATGCCCAGGCCAAGACGGCGCAATCGCTGAACACCACGGTGGCCTCGATGCAGGTGCTGCAGCGGGCGGCGGATCTGTCGGGCGTCTCCATGGGCGAGGTGGAGCAGGCGACCTTGCAGCTGACCAAACGGCTGAGCCAGGCGGCGGGCGGCACCGGCACGGCGGTTAAGGCGCTGGACCGGTTGCAGCTGAGTGCGTCCCAATTGCAGGCGCTGCCGCTGGATCAGCGCCTGGAGAAGATCCAGGGCGCGCTGGCGGAATTTGTGCCGGAGGCGGAACGGGCGGCGGTGGCCTCTGATCTCTTCGGCAGTCGGGCGGGGCTGATCTTCACCCGCGTTGACAGCGCGGCGCTGCGCACGGCGGCTGAGGATGTGACCCGGTTTGGCGTCGCGATCTCCGAGGTGGATGCGGATCAGATCGAGCTGACCAATGACGCGATCTCGCGCATGGGGCTGGCGGGGCGGGGTCTGGCCAACCAGGTGACGGTGGCGCTGGCACCTGCGCTGCAGGGCCTGAGCGACCGGGTGGCTGACGTGGCGACCTGGTTCAACGGGCTGTCGGATCGCACCAAGCAATTTATCGCCACCGGCGCGCTGATCGCGGGCACGGTTGGCCCTGCCGCCCTGGCGTTGGGGCTGGTGCTGAAGGTGACGCTGCCGCTTGGCCTTGCCATGGGCGGTCTGATCTCGACGGTGGCGCTGGCCCCGGTGCGATTTGCGGCTGCGGCCAGATCCGCGATCGCGCTGGAGATGGCGCTGGGGGCCACCTCGACCAAAGCGGCGGTGGCGGGTGTCGCCATCAAGGGGCTGCAGCGCGGGCTGGGTCTGTTGCGCGGGGCGATCATTTCCACCGGCATCGGCGCGCTGGTGGTGGGGGCGGGCTATCTGGCGATGAAGTTTAACAATCTGGTGGTGGCGACGGGCAGCTGGGGCGCGGCGCTGCAGGCGCTTGGTGATCTGGCGGGCGGGATCTGGACCGGGATCAAGAGCGGGGCGCAGGCGATTGGTCCTGCCCTGAAGGCGGTCTGGTCGGATGTCCGCGCCGGGTTTGTGACCATGATCGCCGGGCTGCAGCAGACCTGGGCAGGCTTTCTTCACATGATGACCCGAGGGGCGCAGGCCGCAGGGCAGGACAGTTTGGCCCTGACGATTCACGGCTATGCGGTTGAGGCGTCCAGCGCGGTGCATGGTCTGACCGTACAGGTGGAGGACCATCGGGCAGCGGCGGAGGCTGCGCGCCAGACAGCGGCAAAACTCGCGAAGGAAGGCTGGGGCAAGGCCTCGGAGGCGTTGAAGACCCTGATCCTGCAAATGGATTCGGCCAATGCGGAGCTGGATGCGGGCGATGACAGCGCCGATGCGTTGAAGGATCGGCTGAGTGAATTGGGTGAGGTGCTGGATGACAGCTCCGGCGGCGGTGTTGCGGGCGGGCTGAAAAAGACCGGCGAGACCGCAAAGGAGGCGGCGACAGAGTTGCGCGGGCCGCTGACCTCGGCGGTGGAGGGCGTGTCGCGGGCCTTTGGCGATTGGATCTCGGGCGGTCTCAGAGACTTCAAATCGCTCTGGGATGGGATCAGGGATGCCGCAAAGCGCGGCCTGTCGGATCTTGCCAGCCAGTTTGCGCAGAACCAGTTGAAGCTGGTGCTGGGGATCTCACTTGCAGGGAGCGGCACGGCAGCAAATGCAGCGGGCGGGCTGATCTCCGGCGGCGGCGGTGGCGGGTTGCTGTCGGGTCTATTGGGCGGCAGTGGCGTCTTGAGTGGCATCGGCTCCGGCATCGGCTCCGGTCTGGGGGGCGTGTTGTCGGGCGGCGGGCTTGGCTCCAGCTTTGCCAACCTGGGCGGGCTGGTGACCGGGACCTCTGGCGGGCTGGGGGCCATCGGCGCGGCGCTGCCTGCGATCGGCATTCTTCTGGGCGGCGTTGCCCTGTTGTCCAAAGCCTTCAGCCGCAAGTTCGAATATTCCGCCCTGGAAGGCACGGTCGGCACAGAGGGGTTCGACGGGCGCGCGCGTGACTTTTACAAAGGCGGCTGGTTCCGCAGCGACAAGACCGTCTACCGCGATCTGGATGCGGATCTGGATGCCGCATTGGATCAGCAGGTCATGGGGATCACCACTGGCCTGTTGTCGATGTCCGAAGCCCTTGGTCTGGGCGCGGATGCGCTGGAAGAGTTTGAGGGATATCGCTTCTCGCTCAAAACCACCGGGCGGTCGCAGGCGCAGATCCAGGAGGCGATTGCCAAACATATGGCTGCGGCCTCCGATGAGATGGCCGCGCTGATCCTGGGCACCGATGATCTTGCGCGCAGTGGCGAGGGGGCGGCGCAGACGCTGTCGCGCCTGTCGACCAGCCTGCTGACGGTCAATGACGCGATGGATCTGCTGGGGCAGACCAGCTTTGACGTCTCGCTGCTGGGGGCGGATCTGGCCTCTGACCTGGTGGATGCCTTTGGCGGGGTGGAGCCGTTCTCGACCGCGATCACGGGTTACTTTGGCAGCTTCTACACCGAAGGCGAGCGCAGCGAAGTGGTGATGCGGCGGCTGCGGGACGCGTTTGAGGAGCTGGGCGTGGCCATGCCTGCGTCCCGCGCGGGCTTCCGGGCCATGGTCGAAAGCCTCGATCTGAGCACGGAAAGTGGCCAGGCGCTTTATGCGCAGCTCATCCAGCTCTCTGGGGCAATGGATGAGGTGCTGCCCCAGGTGGGGGCCTTCACGGCGGAGATCGCCGGAATGGCGGATCAGATCGGTGGCGAGATCGGCACGCGGATTGACGGCGTGCGCGACATGGTGACCGCCAGTCAGGCGGCGGCGGAAGAATGGCGGCGCGCGGCAGAGGGGCTGCGGGGCGTCATGTCGGATCTGCTGGGCACCGATCTGAGCGCGGCCAGTTCCGCGCAGAGAGACGCTGCACAGCGGGCGCGGCTGGATGCGGGGTTTGCCGGGGTGAAGGCGGGGGATGCGGAGGCCGCAGCAGCCCTGCCGGATCTGGCGCGGGACTATTTGCGCGGCGCGCGCGACACCGCCGGATCGGACCTGGAATATCGCCGGATCGCGGCAGAGGTGCAGGGCCAGCTGCGCGAAGCGGCGGGCATTGCCGAGCTGGAAAGCGGCAATGATGCGGTGCTGGCAGGCCTGTATCGTCAGCAGATCGAGGTGCTGACCTCGCTGGGCAGCTTCCTGCAGCTGGAGGGGCTGACAGCAGATCAGGTGGCGGGTTTGAGCGACGGCGTGCAGGCGCTGGCTGCCGATTGGGATGGCACGGTTGCGGCCTTTGAGACCTCGCTGTCGGGACTGGAACAGGCGATCGCGGCGGCGGAGGCCTTCAGCTATGACGATCTGGTGGGGGCGCTGGATGTGGCGGTGGCGCTGGAGGACGATGCGCCGCGCTGGTTGCGCCGCCTGGTGGCCGCTGCCGATGACGGCATCCGCACCACGCTGGATTTTATCATCCAGCGCGATGATCTGACCCCTGCGGATCGCTGGATTGCCACCAATGCGCTGTCGCATCACGTGGCCACGCTGGATCTGGTGATGGGGCAGGATCTCACCAGGAACACCCGCAAGCTGGCGCTGACGGCGGCGGCGGATCTGCGGCGCAGGCTGATGCTGGATCTCGGCCAGGATCTGGACCCCGAGACGCGCAGCCTGGTGCTGACCCGGTCTGCCACCCTGTCGCGGCGCGTCAATGTCACCCTGAGCAAGGGCGGTGCAGACACGCTGGATCGGCTGACGCATCTGTCGGATCTGATTGGCGATGGCAAAGGCAGTGGGCGGCTGACCTTTGGCGGTGGCGTGGTGCTGGAGGCGGATGATGTCTTTGCGGATCTGGCGCGAAGCACCGCGCGGCTCACAGCGCCGATGGACCGGCTGCGCGAGATGCTGGGGGACTTGCGCGATGCGGTCCGCGCCGATCGCCAGGCGCGCGAAGACCAGCTGCGGATCACCAGCTTGCAGGCGCGCGGCGCAAAGGCCATGGCCCGCACCGGCGGCGGGCAGGATGTGGTGGATCAGTTCAACGCGCTGCGTACGCAGTATGGCGTTGGTCTCACGGGGCAGAACAGCAGCGTCACGGTGGGCGCGCGCGGCTATATCACCCCGTCTTTTGACGGCTACAAAGGCGGCGATGTCAGCGGCTTCTGGGCGGCGCTGAAGGAGACCTTCGGCACCAGCATCATCGGCGATGTGTTCCAGGCGCGCAACGCGCAGACCTCGGCTGCCTATGAGCGGGCGCAAAAACTGCGCGGCCAGATCCGTGCCCTTGGCGGCATTCCGGCCTTCGCGCGCGGCGGGGCGCATCAGGGCGGGGCGCGCATCGTCGGCGAGGGCGGCTGGGAGGTGGAGCACACCGGCCCCTCGCGCATCCACAGCCATGCGGAATCGGTGGCGATGCTGGACAACCGCCCGGTGGTGCAGGGGCTGCAGGATCTGACCCGCCATGTGGTGGCGCAGGGGCAGGTGATCCGCATGCTGGTCGATCGCATCGCCGCGCAGGTGGACGAATGGAATGATCTGGGCCTGCCGGAGGAGCGCAGCTGATGGACTTCAATATCATCGCGCCGATGGCGATCACCGAAGCGGAGCTGCTGAGTTCCAATATCGCCGAGGACGATCATCCCGTATGGGATGCGGCCACATCTTATGACCTGGGGGAAATGGTGATCTCCACCACCAGTCACCGGATCTATGAAAGCCTGGTGGCGGGCAATGCCGGGGCTGATCCCACCTCGGATGACGGCAGTCGCTGGCTGGATCTGAGTGCGACCAACCGCTGGCGGGCCTTTGATCAGCGCCGCTCCAATGTCGCCCGCCGGGCGGATCAGATCACCTATTCGGTGGTGCCGGGCCGGGACTGTGATGCGATTGCGCTCTTTGGGCTGACGGCGGGATCGGTGCGGATCGAGGTCTGGGACGGCGCGCTGCGGATCTATGACGAGACCTTTGTGATGGTGGACACCGGCCATGTGGTCAGCGCCTACACCTGGTTCTTTGGCGGCATTGTCTATGCGCGCCAGAAGGTTCTGAACGGCTTTCCCGGCTATATCGGCCACCGCATCGACATCACCATCGATGCCAGCGGGGCGGTGGCGGAGGTGGGTCATATCGTGATGGGGCGCAACCACCTGCTGGGGCGGGTGCTGAACCTGCCGTCCATCCAGTTCGTGAGCCACAGCCGCAAGGGCTATGACGAGTATGGCAATGAGCTGCTGGTCAGGCGCGGCTCCACCCGCAAGGTCGATCTGTCGCTTGTGGTGCCGACCTATCAGGCCCAGCGAACCATGGACATCGTGGCGGAAATCGACGGGCTGGCAACGGCCTTTTACGTCACCGGCGATGCGCCGGCCTTCGGGTTGGAGGGGCTGGGGTTTGTCGATGACCACAGCCAGCCGATCGATGTGGCCGGCGAGTCGGTCTTTCCCCTGACCCTCAAAACCCTGAAATAACCAAGGAGCCTTGTGGCATGCCAATCCCAACCTTCTCAGAATACCCCGAAATCCCGCAGCGCAGCACGCCGGAGGCGGAGTTTGACGCCAAGATGTATGCGCTGTTCCAGCATCTGGCGATCACCAACCGCAACGAGCTGCTGGCCTTTATCGCGTTCTTGGAGACCAACTCCACCGTCATCGGCGCGGCGCTGAACGGCACCACCATTGGGCTGAACACGCCTGCGGCGGGGGCGTTTACGGATCTGGAGGCGGAGAGCCTGGGGGTTGGCGGGGCCGCGTCTTTTGGCGACAGCGTCGTTTTGCAAGACACGTCTGACGCCAGTTACCTGCGCATCCAGTCTCAGGGCGATGCCTTGTTTGACATTGACCCCATAACTGTGGACGAGACCAGCCGGTCAGCAATCCGCTTGTTCCGCGATACAGACACGACGGGCGAGGTCACCTTTGATGTTCTTCAAGGCAACAACAGTGCAGGCGCGAACCATCGGCTTGGCGGCAACGTTGACAGCTATTTGTGCAAACTGAACGGCAATCTCTCTGTCGGGACAGACAATGTTTACGACAAACTCAGCTGCATCACGAGTGAACAGGACAGGGGCGCGGCGTATCTCAGGAACACAAACGCGTCGTTCTCGCACCGGGTGTTGAGCCTCTGGGCGAACCGAACTGGCTCGCCGGACTTCCAGTTCCTCCGCTGTGTCTCCAATGCCTCCGGCACGCCCGATGTGGAAACCTACATTGGTGGCGATGGGGACAACATGACCGATGGGTCGTGGGGCAGTACCGGTGCCGACTATGCGGAATACTTCGAGTGGCTGGACGGCAACCCGACCGGCGAGGACCGGCGTGGCATGACGGTTGTTCTGGATGGTGCCAAGATCCGCCCGGCGCTGGCGGGCGAAGATCCCATCGGCGTGATCTCGGCCAACCCCTCGGTGGTGGGCGACAGCGACATTGACCGCTGGAAGGGCAAATATCTGCGCGATGACTTCGGGGCCTACATCTGGGAGGACTATCAGGTCACGGACCCGGAAACCGGCGAGACCGTCACCCAGCAGCGCCGGTGTCTGAACCCGGAATTTGATCCGGCGCAGGCCTACCAGCCGCGCAGCGCGCGCCCCGAGTGGGACATGGTCGGGCTGCTGGGCAAGCTGCGCCTGCGCACAGGCCAGCCGGTCGGCGCGCGCTGGATCAGGATGCGCGACGTGAGCGCAGAGGTTGAAGACTGGCTGGTGCGATGAGGGGACCCCATGACCATGATTGAAAACAGTGACCGGGGCATCACCCTGAACAAATCGCTGGCCTGGACGGTGGCCTGCGGCCTGGTCGGGGCCGGGCTTTGGGTTGGCATCCAGGTGGCCACCTTGCGCGGAGAAACCGGCGTGCTGGCCCAGACCATCAACGAATTGCGGGTGAACCTCACAACCTCCGAGGCGCGCCAGACCGCGCTGACGGTGCGGGTGCGCGCCAATGAGACCAGCCTTGCGCGCCAGGATGAACGCCTGTCGCTGATCCTGACCACGCTCAACAAGATCGACAACCGGCTGGAGCGCATGGAGCGCGTGCCGCTCCGGTAAGTCTATCCGATTCCGAACCCCCGATCCTTTGATCTCACAGGCCCTTTGCGGGGCCTTTTTTGTTGGAGACGCCCATGGCTGACCTTTTGAACTTTGCAACCCTTCAGCGGATTACTGGCCCGGTCCAGCCGGGCAGCAGGCAGGATCTCAACGCGCGATCCTTCCTGCTGTCGCTGAACCGCTATGGCGCGGAACTGGGCCTCAACCGCCCGCACCGGCTGAGCTATCTGCTGGGGCAGGTGCTGCTGGAAAGCGGCGCGTTCCGCTATGATCGCGAGATCTGGGGGCCGACGCCTGCCCAGGCGCGCTATGACACCCGCACCGATCTGGGCAATACGCCCGAACGCGACGGCGACGGGTACCTCATGCGCGGGCGCGGCCCGATCCAGATCACCGGGCGCTGGAACTATCGCGCCTTCACCGCCTGGGCGCGCGGGATTGATCATACCGCGCCGGATTTTGAGGCCGATCCGGAGGCGGTGCTGACCGACCCTTGGGAAGGGCTGGTGGCGCTTTGGTACTGGACCGCCAAGGGCCTCAACGCGCTGGCGGATACAGGTGACGTGCGCGCCATCACCAAGGCCATCAACGGCGGCTACACCCACTTTGCCGCGCGGCAGCGCTGGACCGATCGCGCACAGCTGGTGCTGCTGGGCCATGCCGGTGGTGACGTCAGCGCCTTCCAGCGCTCCGCTGGTCTGACGGTGGACGGGCAGGCGGGACCAAAGACCCGCGCCGCCCTGCACCAGGCGCTCTGCGCGCTGCCGCCGATCACATCCCCTGCGCTCCTGAAACCGAACCCGCCGCACTGGCTTCTGCGGGTCCTCGCATGGCTGCGCGCCTGAGCGCGGCCACCCCTTCTTCTCTCCCAAATCAAAGGAAAACCCCATGACCCTGAACGATATTTTGCAGGAGCTGACCCCCGTGCTGCTGAGCGGCCTCAGCCTTCTTCTCTCTGCCCTGATCGCCACGGCTGCCCAGACCGCCAAACAGCGCTGGGGCCTCGACATCGAGGCGCGCCACCGCGAGGCCCTGCACGCCGCCCTGATCAGCGGTGTCAAAGCCGCCATCGAGCGCGGCCCCGAAGAGGCCGCCGAGGTGCTGATCCGCGAGGCGGTCGACCACGCCAAAGCCTCGGTGCCCGATGCGATCCAGCGCCTCGCGCCGGGGGAACATGTGCTGGACACTCTGGCCCGCAGCAAGCTGGCCGGGGTGGTCGCGCGTTACGCCGAGTGAGGCCAGGCAAACGGATCTGAACACGGTCCCTTCGCCTGCGGGCGGGGGGATCGGGTGCGTCAACACCCTCTCCCTCGCAGCCTACCGTTGAAAGCGGCTGCGCCGACACAGCCATTCAGAAATGCCGCCCGACTCTCGCGAGAGTGCGCGGTCCATATTCTGGAATCACCAATGACGACAATGACCAAAGTGCGCCCTGCCGCGCCCGTCGCCCCCTGGCTCGGGGGCAAGAAAGCCCTGAGCGCCCGCATCATCGAGCGGATCGAGGCCACGGATCACACCACCTATGCCGAGCCTTTTGTGGGCATGGGCGGTGTCTTTCTGCGCCGCAGCTGGAAGCCCGCCTGCGAGGTCGCCAATGATCTCAATGGCGAAATCACCAACCTGTTCCGCATTCTGCAGCAACACTATCCACAACTGATGGAGGTCATGAAGTACCAGATTGCCTCGCGCCGGGAATTTGAACGCCTGCGCCGGGTGGATCCCTCGACGCTGACCGATCTGCAACGCGCGGCGCGCTTTCTCTATCTGCAGCGCCAGGCCTTTGGCGGCAAGCTGGGCGGCGTGTTCGGCGTTGATCCCGGTCGCCCCCCGCGCTTCAGCCTGTCCCGGTTGGAGCCGATCCTGGAGGCCGCGCACGAGCGGCTGGAAAGCGTCGTTTTTGAAAACCTCGACTGGCAGGATCTGATCCGGCGCTATGACGGGGTAGGGACGCTGTTCTATCTCGATCCACCCTATTGGGGCGGGGAAAGCGACTATGGCAAGGGCCTCTTCGCGCGCGATGACTTTGCGCTCATGGCCGATCAGCTGGCCTCGATCAAAGGCCGGTTCATTCTGTCGATCAACGATTGCCCGGAAATCCGCGAGATCTTCGCGGCCTTCTGCTTCGAAGAGGTCCGCCTGAAATACACCGTCAGCTCTGGCAGCGCGACAGAGGCCTGCGAGCTGATCATCACAAACTTCGAACCGGAGGTGGGACTGTTTTAGGGTTTGCTCCCGCCGATCGGGGGCAGACCTCACCACTGAGAAACGACAAAAGGCGGGCCAGCGGCCCGCCTTCATTGCAACATGGAGGGCGCTATGCCTGCAAAAGACACCTTCGCAAATATTGGCTCCGGCCTCGACTCGCCTGCCACCGGCCTGATCACGATCCTGCCCGATGATAATGCCGACCTGACAATCATGCCCCGCGCGCTGATGGTCGGCACGGCGGGCGACGTGGCCGTGATCATGAAAGACGGCACATTGGGCACGCTGCCCGCCCTGCAACCGGGCGTGCCATACCCCGTGCGTGTCAGCCGGGTGCTGGCAACGGATACCAGCGCCACCGGCATTGTGGGGCTGTACTGATGCAGCTGGGGCTTTCCTATGCGATGACGGCGGCGGCAATTCTCCCATCGGGATTTGCGCCGACCGACCTCGATCCCTTGGCCCTCTTTGATCCTTCGGACCTCTCGACGCTGTTCCAGGACGCTGCCGGGGTGGTGCCGGTCACCGCCGATGGCGATCCGGTGCGGCGCGTCCTGGACAAGAGCGGCAACGGCAACCACCTGGTGGCGCAATCCGATGCCGCAAGGCCGGTCTATCGCAGCTCCGGCGGGCTGCACTGGCTGGAGTTCGACCGCGTCGACGACTATCTGGAGGTGGCGATCCCCGGCACGCCAAACCACACCGCCGTGATGGCCGCGCGGCCCCTGGAAGCCACCGGCGTCAATGAAAGCCTCTGGTCCTTTGATGCGGTGTCGCGGGACTACCAGGTGGAGGCCGGGGGCGCGGACAAGTTCTATGGCCGGGCGAATTCCTCCGGCATGGGGCTGTCGGGCTTTTTGAATGATGTGGTGGACCGGCTTGGCGTTGATTTTGTCGAGGCGATCCGGCTCGATCTCGACGGCGGCACGGCTGCGATGATCATCGACGGGGCCGTGGTCAGCCAGCTGTCGGATTATACCGTGGGCCTTCACCCGGACCAAACCCTGCGCATCGCCGCCAATCGCGCCGCAACCAACCCCTGCGGCATGCGGATGCACGCCTTCGCGATCTTCGATGCGGCATTGACGGGTGCGGAACTGGCGGATGTGACCACATGGTTCGGGGCAAAACAGGGGCGCATGCTATGACAACAAAACACCACTACCGGCTGGCCTTCTGCGTACCGATCGAAGAAGCAGAGGCCTGCAACCGCGCCGCCAATGCCCTTGGGCGGGCGGGCGAGAACTTCACGGTCCGCCTGTCCGCCACGGGCACAGATCCCGCAACGCACCTGGGCGGCTCGACGGTTGAAACCGATCTGTTCCTCGCCACCGTCGCCGCCGCGCCTGGACTGCCGGAGGGCATGGAGTGGCCGACCGCATTGAAGAGCGAGGATTGGCAGGCGGTCGCCGATCACCTGACCGTTGTGGACGGGATCGCCACCAGCACGGCTCCAGGCGCCCAGTTTGATGCGATGTTAGTCACGGCGGGGTTGAGACGGATACCTGCGGATCCTTAGCGGCGATGTCATTCGTGAGGATCAACGGCCCCGCCATTGTGCGGGGCCTTTTTGTTTGTGGGGCGGGCGGTTCCTGGGCGAAAGGTGGCTTTGCGCAGGAAGCTGCTGCTGCAAAGTTGCGAACTGTGGTCGTCCTTCGGAGCCTGGCCGGACCAAAGCGGACATCAAACGATGTCAGCGTCGTTGCATTGCAGCTTCCCGAAGCGGTCTCTCGCTGGCTACGCTGGCAACTACTGGGCGCGTGTGCAACACAACGAACCGCGAGAGAACTCAACGTAAAGTGGCGTGCTTTGGTGCATTCATCTTTCATCACTGCCTACTTCAAGTTGCGCTACCCGTTCTTGTCGTAGATAGTGCAAGCAAAGATATTTGGCCGGATGAATTTTCGGAAACTTTCATTTGAGGTGTCAATGCCAGCGCTAGAAAAGCACACATGCAGTAATTTCAAAGAGCTAATGGGAGTAATTGAAACCTTTCAGGAAGCACATAAAACCTCTTGGTATCGGGGCGTGGGAAACTCAACATATGGCTTATCTCCCTCAATCTTTCGGCACACCAAGAAGAAGAGTATCGAGCAAATCCAAGAGATGGAGAACGAATTGGCGTCGGTCTTTGAGCAGCGCTCCCCCCCCTTCGTCGCGCAGACATTTGACGGAGAGTGGGAGCAGATGTTCTTCATGCAGCACTACGGTATACCAACCCGGTTGCTAGACTGGACCGAAAGCCCTTTTATAGCTCTATATTTTGCGCTTTCTTCATGTGATCGAACCAATGCCGGAAAACCTAAGAACGATGCTGCATTCTGGATGCTGGACCCAGCAGCTTGGAACCGCGGGGCACTAAAGGATATCTCATACGACGGTGGAATCCTCAATCCCAACCGAGAGCAAGTAAAAAGCTACAGCCCGAAAGGTGATCTTGCTGAGCGAAAGAACTTGCCGGTGATGATTTACGGCACGCACAATAGCCCCAGAATTGTTGCGCAAAGAGGCATGTTTTCACTGTTTGGGAAGAGCGTCGATCCAATGGAAAAAAGCTATAAAGGTGGCGGCTTTGATGCGGGCGTCTTACAACAAGTAATAATTCCAAAAGCAGATAGAGACAACATAGCCACATCGCTTTTTCGAAAAGGAATATCTGATTCCACAATCTACCCTGACCTTCATGGTCTTTCGTTGGAATTAAAACGCTCGTTTGGATTTACCCAATGA